ATATTTGTGCAGGCAAGCAGGCAAGTTACTAAAGGTTGCTGACAGATGGGTGTCTGACCAGTTCTTTGCTAAACATAAAAAAACCCCTATACCAGTACGTCTACTGATATAGAGGTTTGTAAGAGTTACACTAACAGGCTATGTCCCAACCGGTTAAGGCGTCAAGACTAACGGTCTTTTTGTTAGCTTGATCTTGGCTGTAGCTCGATGCTATGTACTCAGCGGTTGATTGAGTCTCAGATTTTATTTGATACTCAATAGTTTTAACTGAGGGTTTGAATTCTTTGTTACCGTTTAGGTAACGGAATTCCTCAGTTAGTCTGTGATAGAAACCACAGAGAGCTGAAATGTCTAACATCTTTTCTTGCTGTTTAGCCAAGAATTCAGGTAACACGCCATCTGGAAAATTTTCTTGTTTATCAAGACTACGTTCGTACGTATATTTTCTGATAACCCTTTGGGCGTGTAACTTATGAGCCATTTCAGAGTAAGGTTGGATTAGTATATTCCATTTGAACTCTTTAGATAGCTCGTCGTTGTTTAGTAATGCCTCCACTGAAGATATGACCGTTTGTAACTGTGAATCATAAGTTGCATCAGTTAGTTTGATCATACCTTCTAGGTTATTTTCGCTAAGAGCTGGTTCTATTCTACTGACCAGTTCCTCAATATATGAGTCTCTAGGTCGTAAGCTCTCTGCATTATCTTTGAACTTTTTGCCAAAGATGTTAGTACCAGAAGCTTGATAGATCTCAAGAGCCCAGAATGGGTAACGTGATACTTCAGCTGAAGTCTCTCGTATTGAAGCTCCATCGGGATCTGCGATGGTATCACCTCTGTAATCATCAGGTGATGTTACGGGGTCTGTGACCATCTCAGGTCGTGTTAGCATTTCTGAAACGTCCATTATTTCTCTCCTTCATTAGATGAATAAGTAGCCATAGGCTTTTTGTTTAAAGACTTACGTGTAATATTTACATCGTGTCTAAGGTTATTAAGGCTGTGGTTAAGCCATGATGTAGCTGATACTGCTCCTTCAAGAACGACAGCTGTTGTGGTAATTAATCCTTTACGGACATTAGTTGGTATTGAAATTTCAATAGCCATAGGTCATATCTCCTAGTAAAAAGCGTATAATTGATATAATAGTTGTAAAAAGAATATGGTAGATACAGCTCCACCAATGAAAAAAGTAGATGCAATTAACATCTTCATTGCTTAGTCTCCTCTAAGTTAAGATCACCAAAAGATTTTTTTAATATGTAGTAGACAAAGACAAACCCAACTAGATACATAGGCCAAAAGGTTATGGCTGTAATATGTTCTAGTGGGTGTTTACCTACTACATCAAATAAGGTAGCTCTGACTCTACCTGTTGATAAGTTGTATTTATGCACTGAATTAATCAGTACAGTAAGTACAAGACCAATTAATAAATATATAAGTATGAACATCACCAGTTCTCCCTATCTTCTGGTAGCCACATGTACTGATTAGTAATGCTAGAGAAGTGCCATTTGTACTTTAGTGGCGGGTTGTAATTGAATGAACTTTGTTCCCAGAAATTAGTATATTGACCAAAGTCCAACTCTTTTGGTTCACCTTTGGAATTTAATAATGTGTGGTAATCAGTTCGCATTGGCTTTATCCTTTTTGGTTTTTAATTATTTCTAGACGTTTGAGGTCGAATTCTTCTTCGGTTATACAAGAACCCATAAATTCCAAATTAAGATGGTATAGGGCGTCTGCTGTATAAGCGTCTGACCCAATTACTTCTTCATCTCCTTCAACTCTGAAACTCATATCTATTTCCTTTTTGTAAGTTAAAATACATAAAACAAAAGTAACAATAACTACTGGAAGTAGTTATTGCCTATTTAGAAGTGATAGTTAAAGTAAAGTGTAATAATGTGTACCATTAACTCTAAATGTGTACCATATGTGTACCATTAAATGTACCATGATTTTTAGATATAAAAGGTAATGAAATCAATATGTTAGCTATTTGTGTACCATGTGTACCATATTGTTAAGTTAAATATTGGTTTTTTAAAAAAGTATAAAATAGTATATATAGTAATAAACATAACTTTGTTGGTACACGTGGTACACATGGTACACATTGGTCAAAACGTTACAAATATCAAAGAGTTAAGTGTGTACCACAATTTCTCAGAACATGGTACACATTGTGTATTGTTGGTACACAAGTGGTTATTCGGGTCTTGGAGAGACACGTGCTCATGTTTACCGAAGGGTATATAGCATCAAGGCAGGCATAATACCTACCAGTTCCCTCCGATCCTGCATATTCGCTATAGCGAGTCCGCGAAGCTGTAGTGAATATGATTCCTGGCGAGCCTCGAGCCCTGAAGCGAGTCCTCGAGCGAAGGCGAGCGAGTCCTCGAGCGAGCATGGTTTCTTGCGAGCGAAGCGAGCAGATTTGTATGACCAGTTCCCGACATGCAGGCAGGGAACGCAAGCCCTTTATGTTTGCTGACAGATGGGTGGCTAACATGTAACCCATTGTTTACTAAGCATAAAAAAAGCCAAGGGTGTTTAGTCCTTGGCTCGTAACTAGAATAGGTTATAGTTACCAATGTATTTCTCCCAAGCTGCGTCGTCCCAGTTTTCGTGCATCCACCACTGTTCTTCCATCTCCTCAGTAGGAACAAAGCCACTGTATTGTAGGTAGTTGTTAGCCATCCAACAAAACAAGTGTTCGTTGTGTTTTCGTACTGCCGTCTCGTAACATATCGCGTGTTGGTATGCGTCTTCTTCTAGGTCTGTCATATGGTAGTCGCTCATTTCTTGTACTCCTTCAGGGGTTTAAATGTAGTAGACATCGGGTTATTCCGATGTCTCTTACGTGCGCGAAGTGCTCTCTTGTCGCTCTGTATTACTAACCACTCCCCAAATATGGGTGCAGTGGCTAGTACTACAAAGAATCCAATTACTATAAACAGTAGTTCAAATATTAGTTGCATTACGCTACCTCCTCAAATTCGCTAACTCGGTTTTCTAATTCTTTACATTTGTCTAGTCTATAACTGTAAGCGTATCTAGTATTTTTCAATTGGGCTGTTAGCTTCTCTACTTCGGCTACCCACTTATTTTCCATCTCTAATACTTGGTCAAGGCTATAACAGTCTTTCCAATAGTTATTTAGGGAATCAACTGCAGCTTTCCACTTATCTGCTACCTCTCCCGTTTCGTCATAAGCCTTTGTAAGTTTTTCCGTTAATTCGTTAATAACTTTGTCGCTTGTCTTCTCACCCCAATACATCAGTATTCCACCAAAGGTTAGTCCAACTAGTATTCCTATTGCCATATCCATTATGCTTATTCCCTTTTTTAAATTAAAAAACATAGAACAAAAGTATCAATAGCTGATGGCCATCAGCTATTGTCCAGTAGGTACCATAATTCATACAAGGTTCCAAAAAAGAAACGCAAAACAAGGTTCCAAAAGTGCAAATCGGGGTTAGGCACCCATCTGTCAGCAACAGGGGAGACAATCCCTAAACGATTCATAAATAATATTTTGCAAAATTTTTTCTAGAATTTTTTTCAGCAAATATTTGTTTCTTAAAAATTTTTTAGGTATTCTTGGCCTATGGACAATTTAATACCTGTCGTAGCTATAGATGGTTTGGACGAAGCTATCTTAGGAACCTGCGTTTTAGTAGGTGACATAGAAGTTATTGCCTATGATTTTTATAAAATCGTCGAGCTATTTGGGGAATATGGATATTCTGAAGAAAGAACCCGCGAGTGGGCTAATGCTATTCAGGAGTTACCCCTAGAAGATAGGAAACCTATTTTTATCTACACCGACACAGAGCTAAAAAAGGAAATACATGGACAACGATCTACAACCCACTGAATATGTAGCACCTGACGACTTAGAGATTAAGTCAAAATTGCCATATATGGGATTAAATCATGGAGATCTTAGTGTCCAAGAAGAAAAGTTCATAGGACTTATAGCAAGTGGTATGACTATAGCCGCCGCAGGACGCGCTGTCGGACACAGTAACCGTAAGCAATCTACAAACTTAGTTCACACAGATCGCATTAGTAAAGCTTTGGCCTATTTACGTGAAGAGATTAGAGAAGAAGTAAAGTTTACTAAGGTCAATGCGCATAAAATGTACATGGATACGTGGACAGCCTGTGGAAATGCTACGGAAATGAAGGGCACAGTAGATTCGCTGTGTAAATTGCACGGATTACATCAGCCAGATTCAGCCACACAAGTTAATATTAATATTAACGGCACGAAACAATTAGAACGCATGACAGACGAAGAACTTCTGCAACTCGCAGGACACGATAAAAATTACTTAGAACCTGCGGGGAACTAAAATGGAAATGGAACCACCTAGTTTAGGACAGGGCTTTGGAGAGTTAAAGTACAAGCCCCCTAAAAAAAGAGATCCAGGATCAGCTACTAGAAAAGATGGTTCCCTTAAGTCTCAAATTGGGTTTTTAGGCCCTATACAAAGCAATGACGGTGGGGTTATGACTGAGTTTTCTACCGACATGGAAGTTGATAATAACAAAATTGAGATACCTACCTTAGTACCTACTTTGACAGAAGAAGAAGTAGAGTATATGAAAGGCATGAAAGCAGGAGCTGGATGGAATATACAAGAAAATCCTATAGAAATGAATATTATAAATAAGGCTCGACGACACGCTATGGAAAGACTGCAATCAGGAAAAAGTCCTTTCTTTGACGACGTGCTTGATGGGGGTATAAACCCTAAAGAAGCTAGTAATACAGCGCCACCTAATATCGGAGCTATGCCAGCTAGATGACAGAGTTAGCAGTACCTACTTTAGAATGTACGAGATGTCATAACTTACATCCGGAAACTCTATACTCTGATGACGACCAGCTGTGCGCATATTGCAAAGCAGATTTAGTAGAAGCTCTGCCAACTCCTAAAGTTATTGAGCCAGTAGAACCTGATCCACCAGAAGAAACTGCGGCAGATATAAAAGCCAGAGAAGAACTAGCACTTAGATTCCTTACGCGCAAAAGGATATTGCCTTTTGTAGAACGTTTTAACCCAGACTACACTGCGGGCTGGGTGCATAAAGATATATGCAAACGATTAGAGCAGTTTAGCTACGATGTGGTGAATAAAAAATCACCTAGGTTAATGTTGTTCATGCCACCCCGACATGGCAAAAGTACATTAGCTTCCGTAGCTTTTCCTGCATGGCATCTTGGTAGAAACCCAACCCACGAGTTTATTGGGTGTTCATACTCAGGAGCGCTTGCTATGGGGTTTAGTAGGAAAGTGCGACAACTGTTGCGGGAACCTTCTTATAAAACTGCGTTTCCTACAAGACTTGATCCGGATTCACAGTCAGCTGAGGCTTGGTTGACTACTGGTGGCGGTGGATATGTGTCTGCTGGTGTCGGCGGTGGTATCACGGGTAAAGGTGCGCATGTATTGTTAATTGATGACCCAGTAAAAAACAGAGAAGATGCAGAGTCTCAACATAATAGGGATTCCAGTTGGGATTGGTACACTTCTACTGCTTATACTAGACTTGCTCCAGGTGGCGGCATATTGGTTATTTTAACTAGATGGCACGATGACGACCTAGCAGGTAGATTGCTAAAAGCAACTACTGAAGGTGGGGATGAATGGGAAGTTGTACGATATCCAGCGGTTGCAGAATCAGATGAAAAGTTTCGTAACGAAGGCGATCCGCTGCACGAGGAACGTTACAATTTAGAAGCGCTAGATAGAATCCGCAAAGCGGTAGGGCCCCGGGATTGGTCAGCGTTATATCAACAAAATCCTGTATCAGATGATGGTGATTATTTTACGCGAGAGATGATACAGTATTTTGAACCCGATGATATCGACGAAGATCGTATGCGTTACTATTGCGCATGGGATTTAGCGATTGGTCAAAAAGATCGTAACGATTACTCGGTTGGGATAGTTGTGGGGGTAGATGAATACGATAGACTATTCCTAATGGACGTAGTTCGTGGTAGATTTGACGGATTCGAATTAGTAGAGCGTATACTAGATTTATATGAACTATGGCGACCGTCTATTGTTGGTATAGAAAAAGGTCATATAGAAATGGCGTTAGGGCCTTTTTTAGAAAAGCGTATACGCGAACGTGGGCTATACGAAGCCTACATTAAAGATTTGAAAACGGGAAGACGAGATAAAGAAGCTAGAGCTAGGGCTATACAAGGACGTATGCAACAGGGTATGGTGTTCTTACCAAAGAACGAAGTGTTTACTGGCCCATTAGTAGCTGAATTATTAAGGTTTCCTAATGGTGTACACGACGACCAAGTGGATGCACTTGCATGGGTAGGGTTAATGATGACAGAATTTAGTTCTTTTTCAGAGCGTATTGTTCAAGAACCCTCATGGAGAGATAAACTTGAAACCCTTTCTAGAGATCCAAAAATTAAATCTGCTATGAGAGCATAAATAATGGCAATACTACCTAAAAAACGCAAAATGTCCCCTGGCGAAGAAGAAGTTATAACAAGAACGCAGTGGGATAGGTACGTAAGAGCCAGAGATAATGGTCATTTAGACTATGTAGACCTAGCTAAAAAATGTGATGCGTATTATCAGGGCGAACAATGGGATTCTACAGATATTGCAGCACTTGATGCTGAGGGCAGACCCGCATTAACGATTAATACTATTTTACCTACGATTAATACAGTACTTGGTGAGCAGTCAACTCGTAGAGCTGATGTTAGATTCAAACCAAGGCGCGGTGGCGACCAAGAAATAGCAGATGTGCTTACTCGTTTGTACATGCAGATTGCAGATAACAATAAACTCGACTGGCTAGAGCAACAAGTGTTCTCTGATGGGTTAATAATGGACGGTCGTGGGTACTTTGATGTGCGTATAGACTTTTCTGACCACATTGAAGGCGAAGTTCGCATTATGTGCAAAGATCCTTTGGATATTCTAATTGATCCAGATGCAAAAAATTCAGATCCTAAGTCTTGGAACGAAGTATTTGAGACTAAGTGGATGACACTTGACGAAATAGAAGAAATGTACGGTAAAAAACCTGCAGAACGACTACGGTTTATTGCAGAAAACGGAAATAGCTACGGCAGAGACTCCGTTGAGTACTACGAAAACACTTTTGGAGACAATGACGCAATAGAAGACTACGTTTCAGCGCCAATACCAGACACGGACGACTATAGGAACGTTAGAGCGTTAAGAATTATAGAAAGACAGCACAGAAAACTAGTAAAAACAGACTGTTTTATAGATATGGAGTCTGGTGACCAACGTTTTGTGCCAGATAATTGGTCAGAAGCTAAAGCTAAGAAGTTTGCTAAAGAACATAACCTATCAATTTACACAAAAATGCGTAGACGCGTTAGATGGACAGTAACTTGCGACCAAGTAGTACTGCATGACGAGTGGTCACCGTATAATGACTTTACTATTGTGCCATTTTTTGCATATTTCCGTAGAGGACGACCATTTGGCATGGTGCGTAACTTACTTTCGCCACAAGAACAACTAAATAAGATCTCCAGTCAAGAATTACACATAGTAAACACGACAGCTAACAGCGGTTGGATGGTAGAAAGTGGATCGTTGACTAATATGCAGGTAGAAGATCTAGAAGAACACGGTGCTGAAACCGGATTAGTGCTTGAGTACAATAGAGGCTCTACTCCTCCTGTAAAAATTAACCCAAGTCAGATACCAACGGGTCTTGACCGCATTAGTTCAAAAGCTGCTGCAAATATACAGGCTATAAGTGGCATTAATGACTCTATGTTGGGTTCTGATAGCGCTGAAGTATCGGGTATAGCCATTCAAGCTAAGCAAAACCGTGGCGCAGTAATGATTCAAGTGCCTTTAGATAACTTAAAAAAGACACGACAGTATCTAGCAGAGAAAGTATTGGACTTAGTGCAGAATTATTACACAGAAGAACGTGTAGTGATGATTACTAATGAAGAAGATGCTCTAAAACCTAGTGAACCTATGGTAATTAATGAAGTTACACCAGAAGGGCAGATAATAAACGATCTTACACTTGGAGAATATGATGTCGTCGTGTCTACCGCGCCTGCTCGCGATACTTTCGATGAATTGCAGTTTGCTGAGGCACTAAGTTTACGTCAAGCGGGAGTTGCCATACCTGATGATGCGATACTTGAGTACTCACATCTCAACAGAAAAGAACAATTGGCACAACGCATTAGAGTAATGACAGGTCAAGAGCCTCCAAGCGAACAAGAAATGCTAATGCAACAGGCACAAACACAAATGGCTATGCAAACTTTGCAGCTTGAGATTGCTAAACTAGAAGCTGAGGTTCAGAAACTACAAAGCGAAGCAGTAGTTAACATGGCTAAAGCGCAAGGCGCTCAAACGCAACCACAACTAGAAGTTGCGGAGATGCAAGCCAAACTAGAAATGAAGAACAGAGAGCTAGAGCTGCGTAGAGAGCTAGCAGCACTAAGTAATCAAACCCGACAAGGGCAAACAGAAACTGCTGCAGCTGCTAAACTTGCTAGCGCAGCAATGAATACTGCAGTTAAACAACAAGAACAGGAAACTGCAGCTTTTCAAAAGGTTCCAGAAGTTAAAACGTTTTAAAAAACGAGGAAGACACCATGCCAGCCAGTTTAACAAAAAAACGCAGACAAAAAAGAGCACCAGATAGTGCATATGAAGAAAGGATGAAAAAAGCGAGAAGCCCTAAAAGAGCTACAAAAAAGGTAGCAGCAAAACCATCTAAAAGACTAAAATCAGCTGCAATGAAAGGCGTTTCTTCTGGGGGCTCAACTTATGGAGAAAGACGGGCGGAAATGCTAAAACCTAAAAGAGCTAAAAAAAGGGTAGCAGCAGCCCCTAAGAAAAAAAAGCCTTTAACTAAAGAAGAAGCAAGAAAAGTAGGTTTGACGGGTGGGGCTGATAAACGTGGCTACACAATGAGAACAACAAGGTTAAACACGAATGAGTTTAAAAAACGTACAGACCCAAATAAAAAAATACGCGTTCCCCCTAGAGATGTTGTAGATGGAGAAATTCAAAAATACGGGTATAAGTTAAAGAAGAAAAAGAAAAAAACGCCTTCAGGAAGAACAAGATCATCATTAATAAAGAAAAGATAAGGAGAGTAAAATGTACGGAATGGCTAAAAGATCACCAGCAAAAAAGAAATCAATGGTATCTAAGAAAAAGAAACCTAAAATGACTTCAAAGAAAAAGAAAACTGCAAGAAGTACAAAGCGGTCTTACGGGTATTGAAAGCATAAGTAGTAAAAGTGTGTAGCACTTGTAAAAATTTTTATAACAGAAAGTAATCTAGGAGATAGAAATGGCTGAAGTAAAAGCAAATGATCTTGCTGACAATGAAAATGTATTTGATGCTAGAGTAGGAGCAGATCCTGTTGAGGAAGCAGAAACTCTAGACCTAAACTTTATGGATGAAGAAGAAGCTCCAGCTGAAACAGTGGCTGAAACAGAAGGAACTACTGAAGAACCTGAAGTTGAGGAAGAAACAGTAGCTGAAACAGAAGAAACTACTGAAGAACCCGAGACTGAGGGGGAAACAGTAGCTGAAACAGAAGAAGCTGTTGAAGAACCCGAGGCTGAAAAACCTGTTGCAGAAGCAGAGCCAGAACCAGAGCCAAAAAAGATTATGGTTCCAAAAGAACGGCTAGACGCGGTGCTTGCTAAACAAAAAGCTTTGCAAAAACAGCTAGATGAAATGCAGGCTCAACAAAACGTGGAAGCTGAAGCCCCAGAACCCTATGATTATGATGCCAAAGAAACCCAATACCAAGAATTTGTATTAGACGGGGAGACGGCAAAAGCTGCAGCACTGCGAAAAGAGATTAGAGCAGCCGAAAAAGCCGAAATGCAGTATGAGTTTGAGAAGAAAATGGGGCTTACTGTTCAAGAAAGTCACCAAGCAAACGCATTGCAACAGGCAGCTGCAGAGTTAGAGGCTACTTTTCCTATGTTTAACCAGCATCACGAGGCATTTGACTCTGAAGCTACTCAAGAAGTAGTGGATTTACGTGATGCGTTTATAACTCAAGGGTTTACTCCGGTAGATGCGTTGGCAAAAGCCAGTAGTTTTGTAATAAAAGACCGAGGGGTAGTAGATCAAGCGCCAGAAAGTGCATTATCTGCTCCTAAAGCTAAGCCAGCGGTAGACGAAGTAGCTAAAAAACGCGCTAATAACGCTAAAAAGTTAAAAGCAGCAGAAGCTCAACCGCCAGAACTTCCAGGAGAGAGCAGTTCTGCACATGGCGAGAAGCCAGAGTCTGATTTTTCTACCATGACAGAAGAAGAATTCAATGCTTTACCAGAGGCAACACTAAAAAGAATGAGAGGAGACATCTTATAGCTTGCACTATATGGTTGAGATTGTTAACCTTTTCACAGATTCGCCAGTTTAAGCGATATTAAACCGAGGTCGTTACCGTAAGATGACGTTTTCGCCGGATACGGCGTTAAACATATTGGGGTCATACACCATAAAGTATGTGAAACCGTTCCCTTACGATAAAGGTATACGGAATTGCCACTCCAAAAGTTGGCTACGGGAAATTTTGAGTTAAAACTTGTAATAAATAGGAGTATATAGCGATGGCTAATACTAATTTTGCAGCTTTGACTTCAAACCAACTAACGGCTTGGAGTCGAGATTTTTGGAGAGTTGCTCGCAACTTTTCATTTATCAATCAGTTCGCAGGAACTGGGCAAAACGCTATGGTACAACGGATCACTGAACTAACTAAAAGTGAAAAGGGAACCAAAGCTGTCATAACTTTACTAGCTGATATGACCGGAGACGGTATTACTGGCGACAACACGCTAGAAGGGAACGAAGAAGCCCTCCGTGCGTATGACTTAACAATCGAACTAGACCAACTACGATTCGCAAACCGAGTTGCAGGTCGTTTAGCCGATCAAAAGTCTGTTGTAAACTTCAGAGAAACTAGCCGAGACGCACTAGCTTATGCTATTG